ACATACGGTAAAGGTATATATGCAAACGATACAACATGGGTTAGAACATTTCCTGATAGATCTTCATTTCTTTGTGGAACACTTAATTGTAATGATATTACTACAAATAATAACAATATTGGTATGGGATCTGGTACTATCCAATTTACTAATAATGGAGCTGGGTTAAATTGGGGTAGTAATTTTAGTCAAATTTATGATGATGGTGATCTTCGTATAAAAACTGACGACAATATGCGTTTATTTTGTGGTGGTTCAGAAGTACTTACTTTAACTCCATCCATCACTGTAATAAATACAAGAACTTATATAAACAATTATGCTTCAGGAAATGTTATTCCATTGGGTGTATACGCTCCAAATATAGGAGGTTACCAACCATGGGTAGTTACTTTATTAGGTAAAACCGAAGAAACTAATTATGGTGTAGCTGTACAAGGTTATTATTATGCAGGTTCTGGAAGTACATCTAATTATTATTTTATAGGATTCAATGGAATGTCTTATGATACACAAAGTTTTAAGGTATATCCTGGGGGTAGTATTGCAAAAACCGGTGGTACATTTGATATTATACACCCAACAAAAAATGATCCTAAAAAAAGATTAATACATAGTTTCATAGAAGGCCCTCGTTGTGATCTCATTTATAGAGGAACAGTTCAACTTGAAAATGGTACAACAACAGTTAATATTGATAGTGACTGTGTTTGTAAACCAGAATCTGCTATGAGTCAAGGAACATTCGAAGCCTTGGTAACAAATCCGGATATATTTTTACAAAACAAAAGTTCTTTTGATCAAATTATAGGAAGCATTTCTGGAAATATACTTACAATTGTATCAAATAATACAGCAAGTAATGCTATGATATCTTGGATGGTTATTGGTGAAAGAAAAGATTCATTTATTAAACAATGGAACCGTACAAATTCTGATGGTTATCTTATTACAGAATATACACAAGTTTAATTTTGTTAATTTAAAATAAAATTTTAACAATAAAGAATAAATTATAAAATAATTTTTTTATTGTATAATATATAATGGAAAGTGGAGATAGATCATTTACAGTTACATTAATAAAAAAATCTGGTAAAAAAGTTAAAACTAGTGGTGGTAGATACATAAGTAAATCACCTAGTTCAGCTGCAAGAAAAGCATTCTCGCAATATTATAGACAACACAAGACATCAGGGCAATTGTCATTAGAAATACATATAAAAGAAACTACACAAAATTCATCTGATAAAGTTTTTAAATATAAAGTATCAAAAGTAAAGGATCCAAGGGATATTTCTAGAGGTAAACAAATAATACATTATGAATATACTACAAAAGTTAAGGCTTTATAAAATTACTTTATTTTTTATTGAAAAAATAAAGATTAATATCAAAAGGGGCTCACGCCTACAAGTAAATATTACAGTTGTATAGTATTAGTTCTTGTAGGCGTGAGCCCCTTTTGATATTAACATTTATATTATTATAAATGTTAATTAAAGTTAAATTAAAAATTACCACCTGATAAAACTTGCGTTACACTACGATATTGTTTTTGACCTTTAACACTTTCGTTTTTAGGTTTATCCATATAATATGGTTGTTGACTAGCATCTCGTAAGTAATCGACGTATTGTTGAATTTGAGAAACGATTTTTGGAACTATTTCTTGAACAACAATTTTATTTAATCTATCGACTTCATTTGTATATTTTTTAAATAATATTTGACGTTCCGTTTCAGACATTTCTTCGCTAATTAAAGCAGGGTGTAGACTATATTCTAAAAAGATACTTCTCATAATTATCATTAATTCATTGTTTGATTGGTCATCTATAATATAATTTATTTGTTTATGTACATTTAGTTTAATGAGATTTTGAATATTTTTTATATTTTTATCAGAAAAAAACAAAAATGTTAATGGCGTTTCACCATATAAATTTTTAAATAAAAATCTAGTATTGCTACCAGATATTTGTTTATCGTCTGGAGTTAAGTTATACTTTCCAGGTGATTTTAATTCTTCAACTTTTGTAGAAGGTAATCGTTTACTTCTTTCATCAGTAATAGTTAATAAAGTACGTTTATCTCCTGGTAAATCAGTTGATCTTTCGTATAATTCTGGATGAAAAAGAGGTTGGTTTTGACTATAAATAAATTCTTTTGTATCCATTACACTATATAATATAAAAAATAAAATAAGTTTAATTAATTTAATTAGAAATAGATTTAATTCTTTTATGTAAAATACAATTTTTATGTTGTGAATTTGTATTATTTGTTTCCCAGTCTATTAAATTAAAAATAGATTTTAACATAGATACTGGTTTACGCAAGTTTGGATTAATTTGAAATGTATGTTTAAATATTGTCATTATTATTTTTTGTTCATTAATAGAATAGTTTGCACTGTCAAGAGGTTTAAATACATATTCGTCTAATTTATTATAATTTTCTAAAGAATATTTAAATCTAGCATATAATTTATCAGTCTTATGATCGGCATATTCCCATGGTATATAGGGATTAATGATATTATATAACAAAATACCACAACACCATATATCTACTTTATGTGGTTTATAAAGTTTTTTCTGGATCATTTCTGGAGGCATACATAAATCAGTACCATGAATTCCTCTATACATAATTTCTTTTCCATCAATTTTATAGAACATTGCTTCACCAAAATCAATAATTTTAATGTGATTATTGTATACCATAATATTTTCTAATTTTAAATCCAAATGTGCAATATTGTTATTGTGAAGATATTCTACACCATCTAAAATTTGAGAATATAAATGTAATAAAAATTTAGTATTATCTTTATATGAAAATAAATAGTCAATAAGATCTATACCATGACAGTATTCAAATGTTATAGTATGATTTTTTTTATCAATATTTAAAGTTTTGCGAATGTTAGAGTGATTTAAATTAATTGTCATATAAAATTCATTGAAAAAATGGTTAATAAAAAAATTTTTATTATTTTCAAATTGACTATCATCCGTTTTCATTGATTTAACAACAACACATTTATTACAATTATAATTTGAACAATGTTTTTTACATTTGTATAATTGTAATTTTCCAAACCCACCTTCTCCTAAGGTTTTTACATACATTTTGTTCATTGGTAATATCATAATTTAAATTAATATAATTTAAATTCAATTTTTATAAATTTGATAAATTTTTTCTACATATTGGACAAGTGGTTTCTTTAGATAACCATTTTTCTATACAATAAATATGAAATTGATGATTGCAATTTAATTTTCTGATTATATGTATATTATTGTCATTGTCATTGTCATTGTCTTCTTGGCAAATAGAACAATCAAAATTGTTTTTTAATAAAATAGAAGATTTTTGAAATAAATCATTTAAATATAATCCTTTTTTATAAAATTGATAAATATTATTTCCACTAACCATATCATTAAAATTACGATTAATAGTATTGTTATTAATAGTATTGCGATTACGATTCCTTATTATATCTGAATAAGCTAAACGGCGATTAAGACCAGGTTGTTGTGGTAAATCCATATATTAATAAAGTTAATTATTTTCTAAAAATAAACGTTTATGTTTTGAATTTGATTAGAAGATACATTAAAAAAAATTAATATGTTAATTTTTTTTCTTGATAAAATATAAGTAATAATATGATTGTTTTATCAGAAAAGGTTAAAACGTTAATTCCATATTTAATAGGTATTATTTTAATAATATATCTTTTAAAGCCAAGTATGTTTTTTAAACCAAATGGTAAAACTAGGTTATATGGTTTAGGATACGATGAAGAAGGATATAAAAAGACTTTATATACATTTCAATTTTGTATTATAATAATAGTATTGATATTATATCATTTTATTAAAAAGTAATCTTGTATAAAAAGTAAATTTAATGGAATAAAAAATATAAAAAATCTCTAAATATTGATTTTTTATTTTTCATCCAATCTGCCATAATCCGAAGTGCTTTGTAAACAATATCTACATCGCAATTTAATAATAGTATATCACCAATAAAAGGATTTTTAATTCTGACATTTTCATCTTCTTTTGTTATGTGTTCGATATTTATAAAACGTTTATAGTCAATTATATGAAAACTATTTATATTTATATAATATATTCCATTAAGTTTAAAAAATGAAAATTCTAAACGTTTATTATTAAACTTTTTAATAATGAAATTATCTGTATTAGTTCCTGAAAATTGTTTAACTATTAATTTACCATCAGATTCTTTTAATTCAGTAGTTACATTACCATTTTTAGACAAATGATTGTCTATAATTAAATATTCTTTTTCCATGATATTAGTTTTTAAAAAAAGAATATAATTTAAATAGTTATTAATCCATTTTTAAATGGTTCGATTTGTGATAATTGAAGATTATACATATAATAATATAATTTAGTAGAACTATTTAATATTTTAAAATGTTTGTCTTTTAAATAGCCATTTTCCATTATATCCATTACAGTTATCATATCAAATAAGTCGTTTTCAAAACTGTATTTGCTTATATATTCTATTAAATTAAATTTATACGTGTCATTTTCTAAAGTCATAAAAATATAAAAATATCCATTTCTAGAAGAAATATTATTAATAGTATTTTTTGTAATTAAGTTATATAAACAAATAAAATCTTTAATTTCATTGGTTTCTGGATTAATTATTAAAAAGTTATAAAACGAGTCATTTAATAATATATTTCTAATATCATGTTTTGATTTATAATCAAAAATATCATAGTTAATTTGATTAATATAAAACAATTTATCATGAATTTCATTTACTATATTTGTTAAGACGTCTTGATTTTTATCTAAATAACGTTTTGTCAAATGTATAAATTTATAATTTTTTAAAAAATTTTTATCAAAGTCAAATGTTTGAAACATTTGTTTTAAAACACAGATGTCTTTATCTAATAAGAGTAATTTTGAATCTGTTAAGTTTTCTACATTAATAGGTCTATGATAAAAAGTTTTATTTGAAAAACTAGGAGTTTTAATAGGTTTACCACCAATAGTATATAATGCACAATTTATTTGTTTATTAAATTTTAAAAGACATCTTTTTGTTAAAATATTAATCATATAAGACGAAAAGTGTAAATTTCTAATGGATTTAATTAAACATAAATAATTAACATCTATTGTTTTATATTGTTTAAATGTATTGTTTTCTTTAATGTAAATAATTTCAGGATGCCCACATATAAAACCAACCATGTTTTGTGTAGTTATATTACTGGGTTTTTTATTATAAGGATAAAATAAAATACATAATGTATCTGGTGTAATATAGTGATTAAAAAGTTCTTTAGAGTAATTTAAAGTAAATTTTGAATCTATACCGTTATAATTATTATTTATAAATTCTAATAATTGAGTTTTTAAAAAATCATCTGGAGATGTAACGATATAGTAGTCTAATGAAAATTTACTATTAGAAATTTCTGTATTAATATTTAATAATAAAGAATCTGAATCTAATATATATGTGTTATCATTTTTTAAACCAGAATTGAGTTTTAATGGTTTATTTGACCAAAAACTCATTTAATATCTTTTTTTATTTTTTTTATTATGTTTTGACGTAACAGACTCACTGTAAACAAATTCTATTTTTGAGTCTGGATATTTACTTAAATCTGGGTATTTATTTAATAGATTTTTTTTTTGAACTGAAAATGAATTTTTATCTTTTAATTTTTGTTGTTGTGGTTTTGATCCCCAATCAATATATAAATAAAATGGTTCAATAAATTCAATAAGATACCCTCGTTCTGATAATCTATTAATAATAAATAATATACAATTTTTCATATCATAATTGGGATATCCAATAAGAATTTTTGGTATTTCAAAAATAATAAATGTTTTATCAGTATTTTTATTTGTAAAAATGATTTTTTCTATACATTTATTTAATACTATATTATAAATATCTATTTTTGAGGTTTCTTTAATAGATTTTTCATGGTGTAAACTAGATATACTTGGTATTTTTATATCATTATTCATTTAATCTATATTTAGATAATATTTTTAATTTTATTTATTTATTTATATTAATTAATTACTTTATATCTTTATGTCAAATGATATAAAATGTTGTAATATTATATATGGTTATGTAGAAGATTTTATATCATCTTATAATGATTCGCAAATTATTTTAATAGAACCAAGAAAACATATAATAGATCAAATTAATAAATTAAAATTAGATAATGTTATTGTAATTAAAAAAGTTTTAGTTAGTACAAATAGTTTATCAGAAACAGTTTTATATAATGATAAAAAGAATGGTGAATATTGGTTAGAAAGGGGTGATTTATCAATAAATGGAACTAATTTTTTTAATATTACTAAGGAATTAGTTTACACAATAAGTTTAGTAGATCTAATAAATAAATATAAAATTCAAAATATCCAGAATTTAGTATTAAATATCGATATTAATAATAAAGAAGTATTAAAGAGTATTGAACAATTTAATCATATTATTTCGTATATAAAAGTTAAAACTGATTTTAAATGTGATTTTTTTAATAATTTTTATAAAGAAATCGATGAAAATATAAATTATACTTTATACATACATAAAAATTTAAAAATTAAATTACCAAAAATAGCAATATATTTTAATAATTTAAATTCAATTTTAGATATTGATAAATTAACATTACTATTAAATCAATATCAAATGAGTTTAATTATAACAGAAAGTGATATTACAACTAATATAATAGAATATCCAGAATCTATTAATAAATTAAATGTTATGTATAAAAAAACAAAGACTAATAATAAGAAAAACACCCAATTTTTTTATGATAAAATAATAAGTGATTTAGATATAATTTTTAATGACAATAAAAATAATAACGAAAATACAATACAGAGTAGTGAACTAATACAAAGTAGTGAACTAATACAAAGTAGTGAACTAATAGAAAATGTAATTAAAAGTATTAACAATTTAGATATAATAATACAATTTAATCCCAGATATTTTGAAGTGCATAATACATTGCAGATAATGTATCCTTTAAAAAATAATATAATATACATAAATAAGATGTATGATATTATTTATGCCACTAAAAATTGTATGTATATGTTGTATCAAATTATTAAATCTAAATATTTTTCTGATTATTTAGATGATAAAAAAAGTATAAATCCTAAATTATTCAAGATAATGTCAAAACGTTATTTTTATGAATATATAGAAAAAATATTTCAATTAAAATATTTCTAGTGTTACTTTTTTAAAAGTAATTTATAGGATATTGTTTAATTTTTGTTTTGGAATTGTACATCTATTATATTTTTGCGATATCATTTTATCACCGATTGTTTTTGTTAATTCTATTTTTAAAATTGATTTTTCCATGGTCTTAGTGGTTTTATTTAAAGTTATTACTTGTAAAGAAATACCAAAATTAAATAATTTTATATATTTTTGTTTATCTCTATATTTATCATTTGAGATTAATGTACAATGGTTGTTTTGACTTAAAATATAAAAGAAATATTGGCATAAAAAATCATCTTTGTTTTTATCTACAATTTCATTTAGATATTTATCTTCGATAATTACAAATTTTATATTAAAAGTACTGTAAAGTTTAATTATATTATCTAATATAGTTTCAAATTTATTTAATTTTTTCATTACAAAATAAAATTGACTAGTTTTATCTATTTTTACGTGATCTATATATTTTGTAAAAAACAATTCAAAAAAATCATATGTATCTTTTATTTTATTAGTATGTTTAATAAGATGAAAGTCTATATTATCACGTTTGTATTTAATTTCTCTAAAATCTGAAAATATATTAAGAAAATCTACAATATAGATTTTTAGTGGTTTTTTATAGTTAGACATTATTTAGCGATTATTATAATTAATAAATATTATATTTTTAAATTTATTTTTGTGTTTTTTATTAATTTAAAATAAAGTTAACAAATCGTTCTATGTAACCATTTTGTAAATTAGGTTGTGAATTTTGATGTTCTTGAACACATAATTGTTTAATTCGTGGTAAATTGAATTCTTGACCTAAATATATTCCAATTAATAATATAGTTAAAGAATATAACATTTATAATAATGAAAAAATTAATTTTTTAAATTGATTTTTTTAATATATTTGTTTAAATTAATTTTTTTAATATATTTTTTAAATCTATTATCCATAAGTCTTCAGGTGATTTAGATAGGATAATTTTTAATTCAGATTCTTTTTTGTTACATTGTTCTTCTAGTTCTTTAATTTTTTCTAAAGTTAATGAATAAATTGGTAATCTAAGTAAATAATCATATGAAGCCTCATCTTTGACATAATCAAGTTTTTCAAGAACGGAAACTATATAATCTTTCGACCGTTTATTAATGTCAAGGTCGCCATTAATATATTCTTTAATAAAACGTGCCTTTGATGTTAAAATTTCTAATTCTCGTTGTAATCGCTTTGTAATATAGTCTTTTCGTTTAACATAATAATCAAGTCGAAGATCAAAAAATTCAAGTAAAATATCAACTGGTGTTTTGTATTTTGTAAGAATTAAATTTTCATTAAAAAGATACATATTATTTGTACTAAAAGATTTAACTAATTTTAGTTCTTTTTCTAATGTTTTAGTTTTAATTAAATTATCCAATGTGGCTTTATTTTTAAATTCTACAATAAAACAAATATTATCATTTTCGTCTATTGTTTTATTTTGAACATCTTTTAGTTCAAAATTTTTCTTTTTTGGTTTTATTTTATCACCCTTTATTTTAACAACAGTTTTTTCAATAAATGATTCTAAAAATTCTTTATAATTAGTAACACCCATCCCTACAGGAATTTCAGTAATTTTAATTTGATAATCGGATAGTCTTTCCCATCGCCCTTTAGTTATATAAGATCCAGATTCAGTTTCTTCAACTATACCATTAAAGCCTTTGAAATATGGTTTCAGTGGGAGTGGCATAAAAGTATCATCACCAATCATTTTTATCAAATTGTGAATGATGTCTACTGGATTAAATGTTGGAATAAATGTTGAATATCCTGTACCAATACCTTCACATCCATTTACAAGAACCATTGGAATAATAGGTAAGTACCATTCTGGTTCAATTACTACACCATCATCGTTTAAAAAGTTTAATAAAGGTGTATCGTTTGGATTGAAAATATCTTGTGTTGTATCAGAAAGACGTGTAAAAATGTATCTAGGACTAGCAGCATCTTTTCCACATTGATATCTAGATCCAAAATTTCCATCGCCATAAAGTAAATTAATATTATTAGATCCAACAAAATTTTGTGCCATGTTAACAATTGCACCCTGAAGAGAAGCTTCACCGTGATGATAACTTGTTTCTGCAGAAACATAACCAGACAATTGAGCTACTTTAATAAGATCCCGTTTATTTTTCTTTAACATATAATATAAAATTTTTCTTTGACTTGGTTTAAGTCCATCGCATAAACTTGGAATAGATCTTAAATTGTCATAAATAGAAAAATGAATAAGTTCTTTATTAATAAGATCTTGATAACTTACACGATTTTGATTCATATCTAAATAAATATTTTTATCATACTTACTTAACCATACCTTACGTTTATCAGAACATTTTACAATTTCAACTTCTTCATTTGAATTATTATCAGATGATTTTATTTTAATGTTTTTATCCTTTTCAAAAGCCAATAAGATAGATTCATCACATAGTTTATCTTTGTAGTAGTAATCTATTTTTAATTCATCTAAACGTCTAAATGTTTCTTTGGCATCTTCTTTTTTTGATGTACCAAGACCTTTAAAATATCTAATTTGATAACTATTTAAATTAACACCTGTTTCTTTCCATTTAAGATAATCTTGTTCTGTAAAAAATTCCATAATTTTCTTTCCTTTTATAGCCTTTACAATAGGTGTTCTTAATGTTTGAATATAATCGAGTTTTATAAGACTTGGCCACCAATAATGGAAGAAATTAACTAATAAACTTCGAATATGAGATCCATCAACATCAGAGTCTGTTAATAACATTACTTTACCATAACGAAGTTCAGATGTATTTTTATAAACACTGTCTTGTTTTAGTCCAATAATTTGTTTGATGTTATTAATTTCTTCGTTTCCTATTAGTTGTGATATAGTTGCATCACGAATATTTAAAACTTTTCCTTTTAATGGAAAAACAGCATAACGTTCTGGACCTACAACAGATCTTCCCCACATTGCAAATGTTTTGGCAGAATCACCTTCTGTCAAGATTAGTGTACATTGATCTGATCGTACAGTTCCAGCCCAAAGTGCATCTTCAAGTTTTGGAATATAAATTTTATTTGTTTTTTTACCGTCTGTTTGACGACTTAAAGCTGAAGTTTCTTTAAATTTACAAAATTCAACAATTTCATCTGTAATTGAGCTTTTATAAAGTTTTGTAATAAATTGATCACTGACATTAATTATACAACCAAAATCTTTTGAAGGTGTAGTTAATTGTTCTTTTGTTTGACTATTAAAACTTGGATTAGCTACAGTAGAACGTAAAAATACGAATAGTTTGTCTTTGATAAAATTAGGTTTTAATTCTTTTAGTTTTTTTTTATCTTCAAGCATTTTTTTATATCTGTTAATAATTTGATAAAGAATATAATCTACGTGTTTACCACCTTGAATAGTTGCATTACCATTAACAAATGACACTTGTTCATACTGAGAATAAGGTACAATAGCATATTCCCAAATATATTCTACAGTTTCACCATTGTTATAACAGATACGATCAGTATAAGATTCGTTTATAATCTTTTCATTGTCGAAAAAATATCCTATATAATCAACAAGTCCTTTGCCTTTTAATCGTTCACCGTTTAAATATATTTGAACATTTGAATTTGTACAAGCAATACAATCTAAAACACGTTTTCTAATAAGAAGAATTGTATCATCTTCAAGATCATTCATTTCAAAACGAGAATAGTCTGGAGTAAAAGTAATTTTTGTAAAACTTTTTCCTGAGTTTGTTGTTATTTTAGGTTTACTACGATTTTCCATATTATCTGTAAATTCTTGAATAAAACGCATTTTTTCATCACTATCTATGGTTTCAATAATAAATTTTTTTGAATAAATAGCTACTACTTTGCTTCCAAGACCATTCGTACCAGCTCCAGTTCGTGTTGAATTATCGTCGTAATTACTACCAGATAAAAGATGTCCAAAAATTAATTCTGGTACATACATGTTATGTTCTTTATGTAATTTAACAGGAATACCTTTACCATTATTCCAAACACTGATTTCCCCTGTTGATTTATCATAATCTACTTTAATAGTATTAACTGTAGAATCACGAAAAGAATGATCAGTAGCATTAGTTAAAATTTCATCAAAAATTTTCATAAACCCTGGAGAATATAAAACCATTTTCTTTTTCATTTTAATAGATCCATCAGAATTTTCATCTGCAACCCACAGTTCTTCAGTTTGTTTTTTAATTGAACCAATATACATACCACTTCGATGCAAAACATGCTCTCTTTGAGTTAACTTTTGATAAGTGTCTTCTATCCGTTTTGGCATACTACTTAATTAATTTAAGTTATTTTTAAATTTCAATTTTTAATATTTTTAGTGGAAATTATTAAAAAGTTATATATATATGGTTTCATTACTATATGATATATGTAGAATTGTTAAGTACATAAATTCATAATATATAAAATCAATATTATTAGTAGTAAATGGTAGATATTAGGTTGTAATGAAATGATTTTTTTATTAAGATAAGTTATTTCTTCAGGGAAAAGTTTTCCAGAACGTAAATGTGCTATTATATGATGTATAATTATTCCAAATGGAATAACTAATAAGTAATATACAAGTTGTTTATTTGTTTTACATAATGGAAGTCTTTTTGATAGATTAAATGAGATATCTAATAAATATGCACCTACAAATGACGCTATTAAATCAAATAATGCAATTCCGTTATTTTGATCATTGTAATATGGAAATTTTTCAAAATTTAATCTATAACGTCTTAATTGAGATAAATTCATATAATGTATAACAACATTTTTATTTTTTAATTTTCTCCCATAAATTAGTCATCTAGGTTAATTTATTTTTATATTTTTCCAAATTTATATTTCGTGGTAAAATATATAATAATAATATAAATGACTTACCATTTATGTTTTTTATAAAGTGTAAATAATTTTTCTTCAAATTCATCTACAAATTCAGTGTAATTACAAATAGGACTATTAACAAAAGATTGTCTTACATCAGCTTTTAAGTTATGTAGTTTATCTAGATTTTTAGAGAAATATACAGCTTTATTAATATATTCTTCTTGAGACATAGTAACATATTCATCTAATCCACAATTTTTCATTAATGATGTTGTAACATTTTGTGAATGATAATGTCTAACATTATCAAAAATAGTCAATACAGGTACTCCCATCATTAAACTTTCACAACTTGTTGTTGTTCCGGAATAAGGAAATGTATCTAAAGCTATATCCATTTTATTATAATCAGGAAGATGTTCTGTATAAGTATCAGAATATGGTAAAATGTCAACTCTTTCTAATACTGATTTATCTTTAAATGTATCTAAGAATTGTTTTCTTAATTTTGGTGTTAAAAACTCTTTAGTTTTAATAACAAATCGGGCATTAGGAATAGCTTTAAGAATTTTTTCCCAAACACCAATAACCATTGAATTAATTTTATTATATCTATTAAATGACCCAAATGTAATATAATCATTTTTAACAAGAGGTTGTTCAGTTAATTCTGGAATGTTTTCAATACCCATACTTGGAGTATATGCTAAAAATGTTTTATCCATAAAAATGAACTTTTCTTGATAATATTTTTGTGACTTTTCACTGTCACAATATTTATCTGTAATTCTATAATCCATTGATTTAATACCGCTAGAATTAGGATAACCACAATAACTAATTTGAATTGGTGCTGGTTTTAAAACAAATGTGTCAAGTCTATTATCGCCTGTATGTGCAGACATATCGAATAAAATATCAATATTATCTTTTTGAATACGTTGTTTAAAAGCTTCATTTGATAAATTTTTAACAACCGCCCAATTGCATTTTGGAAACATACCTTTTAATTCTACTATTTTAACTGAATAACATGTAACATTAAATAAATCATAATTAATATATTTCAAAATACTATGAAGGAAATATGCAACTGGATGACAAATAAAATCGCCAGAAACAAACCCAATATTAATTTTTCCATTTGATTTAATTAAATCTGTTCTAGATTTAGAGTTTAAGATTTCCGTTTTAACTTTATAATCTGGACAACTTATTTTGTAATCATCTATTACAACGGGGTAAATTTTATTAATTGCTTTATGAATTCTTGCAATATACATAGGATCCTCGATTAAATGAGAAATATAATTAGAATCAAGTAATTTGTTTTGATACGCCAAAGATAATCTTGGTTTATATTTTAAAGCTCTATTATAACCTTCGATTGCACCAATAAAATCACATTCGTAACATTTTGCAAGACCCATATTCATATACATACTTGCAATAAGCATATCTTTATCAACTGATATATGAGCTCGTTGATAATTTTCAATTCCTTTCATATAATGTTCTATAGCTTTGTCTGTATATCTTAATTCAGTATAAACAACACCAATTTGATTATTAACATCTGGATCCAATGGATCAATTTCATACGCTAAATTAAAATAATAAAGTGAAGTGTCTCTATCTTGAATAGTAAAATAAACACTACCAATTCCATTTAAACATTTAACTTTAAATTGTTTTAAAACAACTAAACCAGGATCATCGTCTTTCTTATTATCTAATTTACAATTTGCTAACATCAAATCAAGAAGACCAATAGCTAATTTATAATGATATACACTACTATCTAATTTATTAACTCTATGATACATAAATCCAAGATTATAATGTAATTGATAATCACAAGGATCTACGACTAAAATTTGATTAAGAAGAGCAATATTTTCATCTGCGTTAGCATTAAAGATGGTTAAATATAAGAATATCAATTTAAATAATTCCATAGCTCGTTTATGAAATGGTTCTAAACTTAAGGTTTTTCTTAAGTGAGCAATAGAAACATACAATGTATTTTTTTCATTTGTATTAAAATTAGAACGATTCATTTGAAGTCCTACAGTTCTGGTTAATAATTCAGCACTTATATAATATGTAGTTTTAATTTCTTCTTTATATCTTTGTATAACAAAAGGATTTAACTCATCTAAATATTTAATTAATACATTAGTTCTTTTAATACATTCTATATATTTATTATTGTCTATTCGTTTTTCATTTAATAATGTTTGTTGAGCACTTTCATAAATTTCTTTTAAATATTTATTTTCTGATAAATATGTTTCAATATCTGTTATGGTTTCTAGATAACTAGATTCAGATAGTTGATTTAAATTATTTGTATCAAGTGATGTCATTTAAATTATAATTATTCTATAGTTTTAAAAATATTTTTTTTAACGTATGTTATATTACTTTAAAAAAAGTAATATCAAAAAAGTCTAAAGGTCTAAAGGTCTGCATCTAGTCTTATTATTTAAAAATGAATTTAAAATTAAGTTATATTATATATATATGAGTAATATAAGAGACTTAAAATGGTATCGTAATAGAGTTAAGATTTTACTTGCTAAGCCTCAGCCCCCCCAGCGCTCTACGGACTGGTTTGCTGCACGTAATACTAGAATTACTGCTAGCGAAGCTGCAAGTTGTTTGTATAAATCTAAATCTACGTGTGAGTCTTATGTTAACGAATTCAATATTCAAAATTTTAAATACAAAGATACCGAATCATTAAACCATTATGAAACACGAGAAGAATATATTATAAAAAAATGTGCGTCATTTAATGGCGAAAATGTATTTCGAGATTCTATATATACATTATGGGGTAAAAAATATGAAGAAGTTGCAAATATATTATATTGTCAATTAAATAACACTAAGGTTATAGAATTCGGTTTAGTTTCTCACCCTAGATTAAAATGGCTTGCTGCTAGCCCTGATGGTATAACACCAGATGGTATAATGTTAGAAATAAAATGTCCAAAAAGTAGAAAAATAGATGAAACATGTGTTCCTATTCATTATTATATACAAACTCAAATACAAATGGAAACATGTGATTTAGATTTTTGTGATTTTTTTGAATGCGAAATAGACGAATTAGAAACTGAACAACAATTTATTGAACAAGAAATAAATTCAAATTATCAGGCAAAGGGTATTATTTTTCAAATAAAAGATTCTGGTCCAGATCCTAAATTTATTTATCCACCAGTAGAAATTAAAATGACAGAAGATTATATTAGTTGGAAAAATGATTTACTTTTGGAGAGACAAGATATTTTTCCTATTTATTTTTTTGTAAAAAAATACTATAATCAGCGTATTAATAGAAGTAAAACGTGGTTTGCTAATGTTAAAGATGAAATTAAAAGAACTTGGGATTTAGTTAGAAGATTACAGGAAAACAAAGAAGAATTTGAAAAATATAAAGATTCTATTCATAGGATAAAAAGTAAAAAATTTTATGAAAGATATCATCAAACCGAATGTGAAATTTCAGACGATGATTCAACATATATATTTTACGATGAATCTACATCGATTGAAATAGAAATAGAAGAAGAAATAAAAAAAACGGTTAATGAAGTTGTTTGTTTAATTGAATAAAGATGTTTTCTTAATAGAGCAAATGATAATATAAAGTAAATAATACAATATTAATATTATTTATTTTATATGTATAATTTAAGTATATTTATATGAAAATCGATATTACATTATTTAATGAAGCTCAAAAACAAAGACGTCAAACTTTATATAAATTAATATTTGATAAACGACTGACGATATCATCGATTAAAAAACAATTAATAGCATTTTTAGAAACTACAAAAGAAAGCGGTATTAAAAGAAAAATTAAAAATGATTTGGAATTTTTAAATCACCAATTTGAATTTAGGAAACGGAGTTATGTAAAAAAAAGAGTATAAAGAAACCTTCTCAAACAGGTGGTTTTAAATTTCCAAGAAAATGGAGTAAAAATTATTGTAAAAAAACATCGTGTAAAAAAATGGGGTTTTCAGATAAAACTTTTTTATCATAGACCATATAAAAATTGTTACAAGTAAAGTAATAAAAAAAAAAATTATATATATATATAATATATATAATGGAAAGACCTAAGTTTTATATTAATCCATTAACTAGTAGAATGATAAAATCTACAGCTAGGACTTTTAAAAAGTTAAAAAATGATAAATATGTTATAGATAAACACAAATGTTTATATAATATTAAGTCAGCTGAACGTTGTTTCAATAAATTACTTAAATTATATCCAGATATAGTTTATCCATCATCAAACTTTATAGATATACCAAAAACTTATAAAAGAGGATCGGTAAGAGCTTTTATTGGTGATAAAAAAAAGTTAAAAGGATATGTGGATAAAACTGGTAAAACATATAGATTAAAAAAAAGTATATATAAAAATAAAAGGGTACCAGTTGTAAAAGATTTTACTGATAATCTTAAAAATATTGTTGATAAATTACCACAAGTTGATGATATACAACAAAAAATAGTCGAAGATCAATTGAAATATGATAAACCTATAAAACAGCTAGATGATATTAATATTATATTTAATCCTTTACAAAATGATTTTATATCAGTTAATCAAAAATTAAATAATCAAGAAATGGAAAATATATTAGAAATTGTTAATGGAGAATTAATCCCTAACAAATTATTACCTATAAGTAAAAGTTTTGATTTTTCTGGAATTATAAAAGACAATGAGAAATTATATGGATTAATAGATACGTCAAATCAAATTAAACGTTTCGATAAACCAATAAAAATTAAAGAAAAAAAAATAGATACAGTATCTATTCCAGAAAGTTTATCTGAAATTGAAAAAGATAAATTAGATACAGTATCTATTCCAGAAAGTTTATCAAAAAGTGAAAAAGATGAATTAGATACAGTATCTATTCCTGAAAGTTTATTAAAAACACAAGATACCATATCATCTTTATCAGAAGAACCTGTAATTAAAGAAGTAATTAAAGAAGAAAAACCTGTAATTAAAGAAGTAATTAAAGAAGTAATTAAAGAAGAAAAACCTGAATTACAAATAGAAAATGAATATATAGAAAGTTTGCCCGAGGTTGAATTTATAAAATCGGATGATATTAAGAGTATAGAGGATAAATTAATGGAATCCCCTATTATAGGAAGTGAGGATATAATAAAAAAAATAAAATGTTTAGATGGGTCTCAATGGGATATTAATGAAAATAGGTGTATTTCTTGTGATAAATATGGATTAGTTTGGGATCCTGAATATAAGGCTTGTAAAATAATGTTGAAAGAAGATATAAAAAAAATAATAAGATCGGAAGATGATGATGATTATATAAAAATGAAAATAGTTATTGATAATAAAGATAAAATATTGGGGTATTTAGAATAAATTTTTTTAAATGTTTATAATAAGTAAAATGGATGTCAAATCTATTGTAGAATATATAAAAAAGAATTATCCGAAAATTGTATTTGAACCAATACAATTTGAAAAGTCTTTAACTAGAGCTTTAGGATTTATTATTACAGAAGATAAATTAGTTATAGGATTTATTAATAAAGATGGAGTTATGTGTAAATTAATAAATCCTGTTGATTTAAATAATTTATCTAACACAAATTTTATAAAAGTAATAGAATCTTTACCAATTGTAAAAGGATTTACTGAAAAAGATAAAGAAAGAATAATGAGATTATTTTCTAATGATAAACAACTTACAGATAAAGAAGTTACAGATAAAGAAGTTACAGATAAAGAAGTTACAGATAAAGAAGTTACAGATAAAGAAGTTACAGATAAAGAAGTAGTGAATAAAAACATTGTTGATGAAAACGTGATTTCTAAGGAGGAAAATGATTTGGTTATAAAAGAATTAAATAAAAGGATAAAACAATTAGAATCAAATCTAAAAACAAAAACAGACGAATATGATATATTTTTTGATAGTCAATCTAATAAAGTAGTATTAATAGAAAAAGAGTATCAAAAGAAATTAAATGAAATAAAAGAACAATATGAAGAACAGTTGTCAAATGTACAGCAATGTAAAATGCAATTGGTTGATCAGAATCAGAGTATAATTAATGGTATAAATAAATATAAAGAAGAAATGAAAGATTATATAAAAGGTAAAGAAATGGAAGTTGGTGATTTAAAAAAAATATATGATAAAAGTGTTAATGAAAGAAGTGTATTACAAAATAAATTAAATCAATTAATGGAAAATGAAAAGACGCGATTAGAAGAGTTAGAAAAGAACAAGGATCTAATATCAGAAAGTGATGTAAAAATAAGTGAACGGGAAAGTGAAATAAATAAATTAAGGGAAAATATAAAAATAATAAATGATGAATTAGATGATTTAAAAAGAACTTTAAGTAAATCAGAAATGAAAGAAGTTTTATTAACTGGGTACAAAACAAGATGTAGAGATAAGATTTTAAAAGAAAAAGATGAAATTATCAAGGCTATAAAGGAGTATAATGAGAAATGGTTAAGTTGGTCGGAAAATGTGAAGTCGAATGTAAATGATTATAAAATAAAAATATTATCAGAATTAAAAATGGTTAAAAAGAATTTAGAAGAATCGTTTATAAAAAGTGATTTAGATGATAAAGAAATTAAACAGTTAAAACAAAATATGTTTGATATTGAAAATGAATTAAAGACATCAATTAGTAATCAATTGGCTGAATTATCTGCAAAAGAAGAAAAGATTAAACGTTTAGAACAAGAACGTATACAATTTGAACTAGAAAGAGAACAACAGCTATCTGACGTAAAATCGCGTTTAGAATCTGAAATAAAAAGTCAAAATGAAACGATAAATTCAAATGAAGGGACGATAAATGAGAATACGAAGACAATAAGTGAATTAAGAGATGAATTAGATAAATTAAGATTAATGTTGCAGCAAAATGAAACTGTTAAAATAGAAAAGGTTGTAGATTATGAAAATTGTTATTTAATAGTTAAAAATTTTATAGCATTAAACAATGTATTTTATAGAAAGTTGGAAATAATAGATAAATTAAAGGAAATTATTAATAATAACATAGGGGTGTTTACACATTTAAATGAATCGGTAAAAGAAAAGATAAAAAATGATTTTCAAAAAGTACGTGATGAAATTTTAGTTCATATTAATTTTTTAAATTTATCAGAATATATGAGTAGTCCAAATATTCAATATTTGAAAAATCAGAATACTAGAGAATATGTACCTGAAAATTTTTGTAAAGAATTAACTAATTTACTTGATTATTGGAATTTAAATCAAGGGAAATATAGAGAACAAGATAAAATTCTTACTAATATATATGAAGATTTATCTGGTGCTATACGTGTTTATGTGCGTATAAAGCCTTTAACAGGAAACGAACAGAAAATGAATACTATATTAATAGAACAAGTTGATAATAAAAAACAAAAATTATTAACTATAGGTTGTATTGATTCTGTTAAAAAAACATTTGGTGAATTTTATGGAATATTTGAAGATACTTTTACTAATTTAGATGTTTATACTGGTAAATTAGAATCAACTAAATATAATACATCAAAAACAAAAGTTGATTTACAATCAATTTCATCAGATTCTATAAGTCCTGGATTATATTCGACTTTTAGTCAAATAGAAAATGGTTATTCAGTTGTTTTATTTGGATACGGGATTTCAGGATCTGGAAAGACAATGACTTTATTGGGAACTAAAGGTGTTCCAGGAGTATTACATTATGGTTTAGATAATTTACAAAATGTGAGTAATATTAAAATAAAGTATTTATTTGAACAATATTATAATCTTGTTAATATTAATTTTAATAAATTAACTGGTAAAATACATAATTTAATAAATAAAGTGCCACAATTAAAAGATTTTTCAAAAGATGAAACAGAGATATTTCAAAAAGAAATTCCTAGTTATATTGATATTAATAATTTAAAAATAGAAGATATTTATTCATTGACAGATATAATAGAGGGTTATCGTAAAAATAATAATCGTATTAAACCAACACCAAACAATCCAGTATCAAGTAGATCTCATTTGTATTTAGTATTTGAAATAGAATTTACTAATGGGAAAACTGGATTTATAACAATAGTAGATATGGCTGGTAGAGAATCACCATTAGATTTATATAATACATTTATAGATACTACTAAAACAAAATTAGCAAGTATAATGGCCCCAGAACCAGTTGGTGGTGAAGGGAAAATAAGTACAACTATGAGACAAGATTTGATAAGTAGTTATTCTCCAAAATCTATTTTTGAAATATTAAAAGAAAGTTTTTACATTAATGAATCAATTAATCATTTAATTTATTATTTTAATAAAAAAAATTATCGTCAATACCCAGTTGTATTACAATCACAAAATTCAGAAAAGTATGATACTTTAAAATATTATATTAAACCACAAGAAGAAGAAAACTCTATAAATACAAGTAATAATTGTTTGATGATACCTATTTTAAAATTTTTAGATAATTTATCAAATAAAAACAAAAAACAAGATGAATGGTTACCAACTAAATTTATAACGATTTGTAATATTAGACAAGAAGAAAAATACTGCGAACAAACATTTAAGACACTAGAATTTGCACAATCGATTAAATCAACTTAATAATTAATTGAATTTAAAAAAAATACTTAATAAATAACTTAATCATTATGAAAATTGAAACTATTGATATAGATGATAAAAAATATGATATTATTATAGGTCAAAATCAACTTGAAAATGATAATATCATAAAAAACGCAAGTCAAAATGATATATGGTTTCATTTATCTAATTTAAGTGGTCCTCACATAATTTTAAAATCAAATGGTGATATTATACCAAAAAGACACCTAAATTATATAGGAACACTATTTACAAATTATAAAAATAAATTACCAAATCATTATACAGTTATTTATACAGATATAAAAAATGTAAAATTAACATCACAACCAGGACAAGTAATTGTATCAAAAACTAAAAAAATTTATTATTAAAAAAAAAATTGAAATTGTTTTTTTTTTAATTTTTTTAGATAATAAAATATTTTATTCTATGAAAATTATTAATTATACACGAAGAGACGAATTACAATTAATTAAATCTTTAATTTCATTTACAGATAATAATTATAATTTTATAATAAAATTAGTTGATAAATTAATGAATGACAATTTAGATGCTTATAGATATGGAACAAGTTGGATGGATAAATATATTACAAATTATAGAATTAAAAAATTGAATAAATTGATTCAAAAGAAATATAACATTTTAGTTGTTTAAATAATTGTAAATAATATTATGTTAGGTGTAACATTATCGTGGGGTTTTGCAATTATATCTAATATAAGTTGGTCATATGTATATATATCACAATTAAAAGAAAATTATATAAATAAATCTGATTTTAATTTAAGTTTTTATTTTATTTTATGTTGGTTTGTAAGTGATACTTTATCTAATTATGCTGGGTATTATAAGCAGGCGCCTATAATTATTATGTATATAAATTCATGTAATATTATTTTTGATACAATATTTATTTGTCAATATTTTTATTATAAATTCTATGATTTATTTTGTATAGACAATTACGATCCATTATTAGAAAATAGAAATGTAAATACAATTCAAATTTTATTTAAAAAGATATTCTATATATTTAAATCAATAGAATCACAACTATTATTGATATATATTTTTTTTATAATATGTATGGATTTAATAATAAATATTACACATGTAGAAAAAGTAATAATTGGTGAAATTTACGGATGGATATTATTTATAATACTTGTTTTAGCAAGATTACCTCAAATAATTTTTCATTATAATCAGAAAACTGTTAAAAAATCAACTTTGTTTATATTTATTAATATTATATGCGCAAATCTTTTTTTATTAACATCAATATTGATAAGATTAATTGATATAAATGACAACAACAAAAAATTAGAATATATAAATAAAAACATTCAATGGATAATAAGTCCTATAATAACATCATCATTAGATTTTATAATTATTTATCAATATTGTTACTTTTCAAAAAAGTAATGTAACTAATAATAAGTAAATTCCAAAGTTAAATTACCATTTTCTATAATAACAATATTATATGATCTAACAAATGTGTATAAATAACAATCTGTATTACCAGGATGCATAACTAAAGATAAATTAACATCATTAAATCTTGATAAATTAATTGAACCTGTAGGTTGATTATCTTCTGGATTGATACTAAATGGCATAGTATAAATATATCTCATTGGTATAACAGAATGTACAGAATGTGGAAAAATTGTTCTATAATAAAATTCCGGTAATGAGTCAAAACGAGATCTTCCATCTAATAATAATGATGCTCGTTTAACTAATGGTGTATCGGATGATGTTTTTGAATATGCAAAATAATTATTTGTATCTATACTTTGTTTTTCAGCACAAAAAAATATTATTTCTTTACATGGATGATTAAATTTAAGTGAACTGTTATGTAAAAGTGTATTTGCAGATATTAATTCATCACCATTATATTGAACTTGATCTACAACAAACATATGTTTTTGTTCTTGAAATTGTTTTAAAACTACGTCATCTAAAAATATGTATTCTGCAAAAATACTTGATTCTATTGTAGATACAGAATTAGGTTCAGAACCATCATAATTTACACAATCTGAAAAATTTTTCAAACTAAAGTTTATTTTAATTTCCTGGTTATACATACTTAATAATGGTAATGCCATATTATATTGTTTTGTAAACCAAAATTCCAAAGGAATAACTAAATCTATTTCTTTTTGTGCATTATAAAAGTTAGAAGCATATGTATCAGATTTTAAAATCATAAAATTTTTACCAAGTTGTTTATTTGCATTTGATAAATCATCCCATGCATTCATAAATTGTGGATATAATCTATCTACTATAACTCCATTAATCTGAAGTTCTATAGGTTCCTTAAAAATTGCATATCCTAAAGTATCACACCAACTGGCATATGTACCACCATTTTTTGTCAATGCTGGTAATTTAATATGTAAAAATAATTTAGATAATAAATGTCCACGTTTAGGTACACTACAAGATACTTTTTGTCCAAATGTTGCAACGTTATTTAATTGTAAATTAACTGTTTCTGTTGCAAAATTAATGTATCTATAATAATTGTATTTAAAAACATTAATTTGCGGATCTTTAGTTAAATAAACATCTTGAAGTCCTAGAGCTTGTAATTGTAGAATACTAGGTGACATATATATTAATAAAAGGTAATAAAAAAAAAGTACAAATCAAACAGGTAAAAAAAATTGATTAAATATTATTTTTTATTTTTTTAAAATGAAATTAATTAGAAAATTTTTTATTGCAAGTATAATTTTATCAATTGGATCTATAGTTGGTGTATCAGTATGGGCTGATTCAAATGACATTTTTACTTTATCTGATTCTTACAGTTTTTATTGGTTTGTAGCAATTACATCTTTGTTATTTAGTTTAGCGTCATATTTTACTCATACATTAAAATATATAATTAGTTATACTAGACAAAGTACAAAACTATCTAATTTACATATGTATGCAGTTAGTATTTTTGGAAGTATCTATACAATTTTTTGGTTAGGTGCATCAGCTAGTGTAGCAAGTAATTTACGATATTGTCTTGTAATTAAAAATAATTATAGATATTATAATTATAATTGTAATGGTCAAATTATTTCAACAGTTTTTGGATTTTTAAATTTTATTTTATGGTGTATATTATGTTATTATTCCGGATCTTATTGGTATTATATTACATATGTAAAGAATGATATAGAGCTTCAATCGAATCAAGGAACAAATGTTTCACCAATTCCTATTACAGAAGAATTACCATCAATTCCTATTATAGAAGAATTACCATCAATTCCACCAGTCTTCGTTACAGAAGAATTACCACCAATTCCTATTACAGAAGAATTACCACCAATTCCTATTACAGAAGAATTACCGTCAATTCCTATTACAGAAGAATTACCGTCAATTCCTATTACAGAAGAATTACCGTCAATTCCTATTACAGAATCAATTCCAGTTATAAAAGAATTACCACTAGTTCCTATTACAGAAAGCTCATTAAATCAGATTATGGAATCGTTTCCTATAATTTCAGAAAAAGAGTAAAAATTAAAAAACATTAATTAATAGTAT